ACTGCCGTTACGGGTCCCGTGCGATTGGTCGAGCCGGGCGCCGATGGGTCAGAAGCCGTAGCGCCCGTGATCGGATTGACGACAGACCCAGGCGCCGCGGCCATCTGCACACTCGCGGGGAGTTGTGGTTGATTGCCTGATCCCGGTCCAGATCCGGCGATCAGTTGCCCTTGGTAATACCACGTCCCGTCTGGCCCTTGGTAATAGCCAGAACTCGGATCGGCCGCGAGCGGGCTTCCGTTCTGCATGATGTCGCCGAACATATTCGCCATTACGACGCCAACTTTCCGACCGAGGACGCTGGCAAAGCGAGTTGCTGGGCGCTCGGCATGTAAGGTCCGCGCGACAAAATGCCGGACAATGTGTTGCTCGCCTGCTGCCCCGCGGCACGAAATGGCGCGGTGCGCGTCAAGTAGTCCGCATACTGCTGGCGCTGCCATTCGCGTTGTGCTTGGGCGTCGGCGAGGGCCTTGGTGTTGTAGTCGTTCTGGATCTTCGCGGCGTCTTCCGTGGCGCCCGAGGCTTCGTGCGAGCCGAAGGCCGACGCGCCAGCCGCGCCAGCGCCAGCGATGAGAGTCGCGATCGGGAGCGTTATCGGCATGGGAAAGCTCCAAGCGGAATCACATACGGGTCCATCGGCAACCGCACGGCGCCAAGATGGGTCGTCAAGAGTTCGCTGACATCCTCAGAGGTCGAGCCGGTGAACGCCATACACGGCGCCAGCGATTTCGCCACGCGCATCGTCGCGTTCAGCAACCGTCCTGCGACCGTGCCACGCTTGCGATAGGCCGGATCGATCCAGACGCCTTCCAGTTGCACGACACGGAGCACGGCCCACGCGCCGACGATCTTGTCGCCATCTTCCACGACGATGACATGCACGTCTTCTGGATTGTGGAAGGGCAGCGCTTCGGCGATGTCGGTGCCAGCCAACCGCGTCCATTCGTGCTGGGGGAGTTCGCGCGTCATCATGTGCGATACACCCCGGTAAACTTCAGATTGACCGTGCTCAGGGCTGAATTCAGAATCCGCACGCCAGCCGTCGTCAGCAAGTCAATCGTGCTCGCCCCTGAATTCACTTGCGTCGTATAGGCCGCGCCGAAGTTGCCGCCGTCTGCGAGCACGAAGTTCGCCGCAATCGCTGGGAAGGGCAAGCCACTGATTCTCGAATTGCTCCCGTCCACTGTCACTGGATAGGTGATGTCCGCTTGCAGCGCGACGAGACTCCCGACCCGCACATACGTGGCGGTTGTCACAGTGAGCGCGAGTGCCGCACCACTGCCATCAGCCGGCGTCCATGTGCTTGTGGCATAGTCCGAGAGTTGCGTGGCCGCGAGTGTGCCCACGGTGACGGCTGTTCCGAGTGCGTTCTGCTTGAGAATCTGATTCGTGCCCCCTGTGATCGACAGATCCGATCCGGTCCCGCCTCGAATCACGTTCAGCAGCGCTTCACTATGGATCGTGGAAATCGCCGCAGCCACGACGTGATAGAGCACGCCAGTTGTTAATGCTCCGAGGTTCTGCCCGTTCGTCAGTGTCCCGTTCGCTTCATAGGTGACATACGGACCATCGGCCGGTGCCGCGCCGAGCGTGCCGATCGCGATCGTCAGTTGCAGAAAGTAATTCTGCCACTGCGTATCCATCCCGCCCGTGGACGGGTTAAACACGGGAATGCCTGACGGGGGAATCGGAAGAGGGGCTGACATTATCGTTGTGGGGTATACCCCTGCGGCACATATTGAGGACCATAGACGCCGTTCATGTAGTCCTCATGCAATCGCTCGGCATAGGTATCTGACGCTTGCGGCGTGTCGAATACCCCGAGATGCTGGCCTGTTTTGTAATAATACGCCCGCGCGGCCATGCCTTTCGGACTCGTATCGACGGTCCATTTTCCACTGGCGTCTGGAATGACCGTGGGGATTAATACCTGCTTTCCGTAATACGGTGACTTCGGATTCTCATCCTCGATACCCATCGAACGCACCGAAGAGATCGACCCGTCGGGATTCTTCACGACAGGGCGATCAGCAATGGCGATATTCCCAGGCACAATCAGCCCTTGCGCTGTCGTTGATTTATGCGAAGGCACGGGCGGCATATTGCCGAGTAATAATTGGGCCAATGAGGGCATCAGAGTTGCCCCGTCCCTTGTTCAATCTGAACCCACGCCCCCGGCCCCCAGACACAGGGCGCCGGATCAGTTTGGATCGTCCGCATGACGAGGCGATCCAGCCGAGCGCGGCCGAGCGGTGCCCATTTCGTGCGCGTCAAATATTGCCCCTGTGCGCCGAGCGGCTTCGCTCCGGCAGAAATGAATGTCTGCGCCCCGTCGCGGCTCAGAAAGAACTCGACCATTGGTGCGCTGCCTTGCCCGCTCGCCGTGCCGACGCCTGCTTGTGTGCCGAGCTCGAATGACTTGACGAAGCCCCATTGATTATCGGCCGATGGATAGGGCGCCGTCCGCTCGCGTTTCAGAATCCCGCCCGCATCGGTGTAGGTCGTCAGGTCGAGCGTATAGACCGCGCCACTGACCGGATCGCCGACCAGCACGGTATTGCCCGTCGCCGTCACGCCCGCGGCATTCCAGCGCGTATAGCGGCCCGTCACGGCATCGAAGCCAGCGCGGGCGGACCAGCGCTTCTCAAGCACGTCCCACGCATACGTTTTCACGTCGGCGGGACTGCTCGGCGCCGTGAAGACCGCAAACGTATGGCCGTCCTGCGAGTAGACCAGCAGACTCACGTCATTCGTCGCCGTGCAGGCCGCGAAGAAATCCACGATCGGCGGCGTGCTCAGAATGACGACTTGCATATCGGTCTTGCACGACACGACTTTCGGTTCACCTTGCGCGGACTGGCCGAGCCAATACACGAGGTCGTTATGCACGCGGACGCTATACGCCGAGAGACAGCCGACTTGCGTGCTCGTGCCAGGATAGGGGACCCACGGATTCAGCGCGTTGCCTGAGTCGTAAAACAGGTTGACGACTTTCGAGCCGAGCACGAAGAGGCGGTCACGAGAGATCGCCAGCGCGATGACGTTATCGCTCGTGTTCGATCGCGTAATGAAGTCGAGCGCATCCCACGTTGTGAAATCCTCGAGATGCGAGAACCAGATCGTCGGCGTGTTCAGTTGGTTCGTCAGGCCGTAGCCATCCTGAAACACGATCGTCACAGGATTCGAAAACGGCAACGCGACGAGCGTCAGCGCATTCGTAACGAGGTTCAGGACTTTGATCTGCCCGCCGCCGGCAACGGCCAGTTGGTTTCCGCCAAGCCCGTTCGACGCGAAGAAGACATCAAGGCCATCGTCCAAAATGACGCCGCGTGACACATAGACCGCTGGGGCGGTGCGCTCATAGAGCACATTGCCGACGACGACCCATGTCTGCTGGTCTTGCGTGAACCAGCCGCGGCAGCGCTGCGTGGCGAGTGTCGTTTCCAGTTTCCGCCCAGGCGTGCCATACATCGTGACTTCTTTGGGCGAGCCGGGGACTTCGCGTGTCTCCGTGTAGATATTGATCGCCTGATCCGCGCCCATGATCTGCGCGCGTGTCGTATAGAACCCGCCGCACCATTCCGCCCAGAGCGGCATCAGGCGCCGCCGTTTCCGGTGAGGATGTTATAGGCGGTCGCGCGATTGTCGGCGAACTGCGACGCGTCGTTCATCAAGTCGCTGAGATTCACGTTCGCGCGCTTGACCGTGCCCATGCTCCGCACGGCGATCCGCTGCGCGGCCTGTGAGAGTTGCTTCCCGTAGGGCGTTTGCAGATGGTCAGCGACGTTGTATTTCAACATCATCTTCCAGCCATCGGGCACGTAATAGACCGTGCTCAGATTCGCAAACTGCGCGACCGCTTCTTGCAGAAATAACTCCAGATCGTTCGTGGCGATATTCGGCACCGGCCAGAGACGCACCGAGCCGAGGTCGTTCACGTAGGTCGGCGAATAGTAGAGGCCCGTGGGCTGCGAGTTCTGCAAATCGGGGATCGCGTTCGCGTCATAGGCATCATCCGTGTAAATGCCAAGCGGCACGCGCACATTCGGCACGCTCGCGGTCAGGATCAGGTTCGCACTGACGATACTCTCTTGCGTGGAGGGTCGCGCGACATTGAAATCGCCGCCTGGCCCGATGGTGTAGGGATTCGTCGTGCCGCCTTTGCCCGCCGTGAGGGAGAACCGATTCCTCGAGATGAACGGAATGAACTGTTGGCGCAGTTGGAGTTCATCGAGCAGATCGTTCAGCGTTCGCAGTCCATACGCGCCATCGGCAGGCGGGAGCGCTTCCCCAGGAAGGAAGACATTCAGCAACGCAAAGGCATCTTGAATGAGTTCAGTCCCTGTGACGGCGGGCATTAGGTCACCGCCGGACGAAAGAGCATGTCGAAGACATCCCCGCCTTCGTGCAGCAACGGCAGTTGCTTGGCCGTATAGCCGAGCGCCGCCATGAAGGCCATCAGATCCTCATGGGAATCACCGTAACGCTCAAGTTGAACGCCACTCTCCGCCACGACGATCGGGCGATGTCGTCGCAATGTCTGCTCGGCGCCGCGCAAGGCTTTGAGTTCGTAGCCTTCAAGGTCGACCTTGATGAAGTCCAGCCGATCGAACACGAACGAATCCAGCGTCACGCTCGGGATGCCTTCCGAGGCGCCAACCGTTTCGCGGACATGCGTATTGCTGCCGACGAGATGATCGGCCCGCAGGGTTACGGCACCACGCTGATCCGAGAGCGCCGCGGGCACGACATGCACTTGTGGGAATCGTTCCGTGTTGAAGAAGAGACATTGCAACGCCGGAAGATACACTTCGAACGACCACACCTCACCCGTCGGGCCGACGCGTTCCGCGAAGGGCACTGCGTGATCGCCGATGTAAGCGCCGCCATCAATGACCACGCCCCCGATCGGAATCAACGGGCAGAGGATTCGCCGAATGCGCGGATCGTAGCCGGCGAGATCGCCTGATCGTTCCGCCCATCGCGAGATACAGCGATCCTTCTCAGGCTCAAGCACGGCGATCGTGCCGCGCGCACTGAGAATCATCGTCGGCGCCCGCCCGCACGGCGCTGGTCCAAATCGCGCTTGAAGGCCTCCACGTCCGTGGGCTTTTCGAAGCCCATCGGATGCTTTAATTGCGGGATCATGTTGAACGGTTCACTATCCGCAAAGAGCGTGAACCATTTCCCTTCCTGCTTGATGATGTAGGCCGTCGTCGTCGTCGCGTGCCCGAACGGAATGTCCAGATCGCAGTAGAGCTGATAGCCCGCCTTCGCCAGCTTCCGATAGAACGGGAAATCTTCCGAGTAGTCGTCTGGGTTGTCGTCGGGATGGAAGAATTCAAACCAGCCATCCCCGCCCATTTTCTTGAAACACTCGGTCTTGATCAGCAGACCCGCCATGCCCGCGCCCGCGATTTTGACGAGGCCATGCTCGTGGTCGTCGAGATACCGCTGTGTCGTCCAGCCGCTTTCATCGATGTAGTTATAGAGCAAGGGCAGGAACGGCGGACCGCGGCGCGGCGACAGCGGGAGCACGGCATCGAGCCCATGCGCCAGCAGACGATCAAGGTCGCTCGGTTTCGTCTCGGTGCCTGGGTAGAACGGCTGATCGTCATCCAGAAACCAGACGTATTCGGCGCCGACTTGCAGCGCCTTGCGGACGATGCGATTGCGCGCCGCCGGCACGACGCCGGAAATGGCGTGGAAGACTTCGCAGTCGCGGACGCCGAGCTTGTCCATCCGCAACTCGAGCATCTTGTGCAGGGACGCATCAAAGCCCCGGAAGGCCCCCAGCATGTCGCAGGGGATGCCGATGAGAATCTTGGGCGCCGCCATTAGCTCATCACCAAGATTTGCAGAATGCCCGTGCGCTCCGCACAGGCGGGCACCGTGATCGCGTAGATTTTGTCGTTGCCCTTCAGGGTGATCCCGAGATTATCCGGCACCGTATAGCCCGTGGCTTCCGTCACCGAATTATCGCCGAGCATCATCACCCCGACTTGGCGTTGCAGATAGACCGTCCCCGGCCCGCTGGCGACCAAGGTCGCGGTGTTCGTGACTGTAATATGCGCTGTCGAAATCACACACGTCGCCCTCCCTGCGTAAGCGTCTGACCGATCCGGCCGGTCCCGGTCAGGCGCTTAGGCAGATAGGGGAATGCGCTACAGCGGGACTTCCGCCCAGACCAGCGTGATCTCGGCCGTGATCGCGATGGCCGTCGTCGCCATGATATGCACCGCGTTCCCCGGCGGGATGATCATGCTGCCATCGTAGTCATCACGCCATGTCCAGCCGGGTGCGACCGAGGTCGCCGCCGTGGTCGCCGTGATCGAGAAGCCGGTTGCGCGATAGACCGTGGATGCCGCGACGAGTGTCGTCGTGCCGCCGCTCGCCACACGCACGACGGAAGCGTTGCCAGCGCCGAGGTTGCCGTTCACCGTCGTGCTCGAGCCGAACGCGCTGAAGCCGGACGACGTGGACAGCCCGGAGCTAGCCGCCGTGGTGGAGGTCCAGACGATGTTGCCGAGCGCGGCTGTCGTCGCCGTCCAGCCGACATACAGCGTGATCGGGACCAGCAGCTTGCCCGAGCCGGACGGATTCCAGACGGAATACGTCGGGGTCAGCGTCGTGCTGATCGGGATGATCACGCCGCCCGAGGCCGTGCTCGAATAGAACACGTTGCCGCGATAGCACTGCGTGAAGTATTTCCCGTGGAGCTCCGCAACGAGCATTTCGTTCGCGCGGCCCTGATTGACGGCGTTCGTCGTGCCGTCCGCAGACGAGGCGTTGGTCGGGTTGAAAATCGTTCCTGAAAGCAGCATGTCAGACTCCTACGTTGGTTTCCGATGGCGAGCGCAACGCTGTCGCCTTGTGGGAACTAGATCGGGACTTCCGCCCACACCGTCGTAATTTCCGCCACGATCGCAATCGCCGTGGTTGCCATCAAATGAATCGCCGTCCCAGGCGGGACGATCAGACTCCCCTCATAGTCATCACGCCAGACCCAGCCTGGCGCGACTGTGGAGGCGCTAGGGCCAATCGTCAGCCCCGTGTTGCGGTAGACCGTTGCCGCCGCGACCAGCGTCGTGGTGCCGCCACTCGCGACACGCATGACGCTTGTGTTGCCTCCGCCGAGATTCCCATTGACCGTCGTGCTCGAGCCGAACGCCGTGAAGCCTGAGAGACTCGAGAGGCCCGAGCCCGCATTCGTCGTGGCGGTCCAGACGATCGAACTGAGGGCGGCTGTCGTCGCGGTCCAGCCGATATACAGCGTGACCGGCACGAGCAACTTGCCAGAGCCTGAGGGATTCCACAGGGAATAGGTCGGCGTGGTGGTATTCGAAATCGGGATGACCACGCCGCCCGACGCCGTGCTGGAGTAGTAGACGTTCCCCCGATACGCCTGCGTGAAAAACTTCCCATGCAGTTCCGCGATGAGCAGTTCATTCGCGCGGCCCGCATTGAAGGAACTCGGCGTGCCGTCTGGCGTTGCGGCCTGCGTCGGACTGAAGATCGTGCCGGACAGTAACATGGCCTGCTCCTATGCCTGCGTGGCGGTGAGCGCCACATCCTGTTGAGGGACCGGTGCCTCGAGCGCTTGCAGCGCTGGCACCAGATGCCGATGCCACAATTCGAGTGGCGCGACGTGTTGCAGTTCCATCGCGTCGATTTCGCAGGTGACCCAGCGGCCCTTGAAGACCATCTGGATCTGCACCGCGTTCATCTGTTCCGAGCGCGTGGCGAGCGTTTCGATCGAGGGCGCGTTCATTAGCTCGTCAAGCTCGAATCATTCGCCAGCACGTCCGGCCGCAGCACTTGCTGGAGGTCGTCCGCGTTGCCCAGCATCTGCGACAGAATCATGTTCGCGACACGCGCTTCGACCAACTGCTGCTGCAAGCGAATGTCTGTGACCTGCATCGTGCCGGTGCCGCTGTTGAACGTGTCATACGGCGCACTCGGCGTCGCCGGGGCCGGAAATGGCGTGGCACTCCAGGTGCCAGGCGTCGGCAGCGCATTGAACTGCGTGAGGCTCGTGACGATCACCGCCGGCTGTCCAGCGCTGTTGTAGGCCCACGAAGGGTATCCGTTCGGTGCAGCCATGCGCTATTCCTCCGCGGCGACTGCCGCATCTTTGCGAGGACGACCGACTTTGCGGCCTCCCTCAATGGCTTTCTTCAGGCGCCGACGAATCGGCGTCTCGGGCATGACCGGCATATGCCCATCGACTTCCGCCTGAGCCGCGCGGACTTCGGCGGCGGCATTCTGGCTGATGCGCCCCTTGGCGATTTCGAATTCGAGGTTGGCGGCGAGCTTCGCCTCTTCGAGCTTCTGCGCGTCGTAGGCTTTGATCGCGTCCATCGGATGTGTGCGCCAGCCGCGGGACGCCATGTTGTTCAGCGCGTCTTCGTCATCCGCGATCTGCTGGTTGATGATGCGCGGGGCGCCGACTTCGCCCATCGGAATCCCGGCGAGATAGATCATCGTCGGATATTCGCGATAGACATACGGCCGGAGCCCGATGCCCATCTCGGAGTTCTGCGCTTCCCACTTGACGCGCTCTTTCGCGTAGCCGCTTTCTGGCGAATTGATGACACTCACGCTTCACACTCCTACGCGATCGTGACGCCGTTCGCGGTCACCGGGACATTCCAGAAGCCATTCTCGGCCACGAGTTCGCAGCCGGCCCCGATGATGCCGCCAAACGTGATCGTGCTCTTGGGCTGCGTGCTGACGCCGCTCTGAATCCCGCTCGTGCAGGTGATGACGTGCGCGCTGCCGGTGTTCGCGGTGAACTTGATCACGAGGCCGTTCTGACTGCCGAGCGGGGTCGGTAAGGTAATCGCCGCCGCCGCGACCGCGTTGATGTTGTAGATCGTGTCGGAACTCGGCAGCGCGACGGTGTAGGTCAGGCTGCCGATATTGATCGGGTAGGCATTCGTGATGTCGATGAAGCCTGAAATCGCGGGCGGATTCGGGCCGAAGTCCGTCGAGGCGCCGATGTAGACCGGCGTCAAGAAATCATGCGCCGAGGCGATCGTGCCTTCCGCGCCGCGCGACCGCACCACGAGCAAGCCCGAGGATGGCTGCGTGACGACATACATGATCTCGGAGTCAATCTGCAACGGCAACTGGACTTGGGGAAAGGTGCCCACGGGCGGAAAGCCCACGGCGCCGGTTGGCGTGACGCCCGACTGAATCGCGAACGAGAGTTGATTGGGCGTAATCGCGGCGCTGAGCTGAGCGGATGCTAACGGTGCCATATTCGTCGTCTCCCTATGTCCACACGCGAAGGGCGAAATACGGGAGGATCACGCCGATGCCGCCGATGGTGTCCACGCGGCTGGCTTCCTGATCCGTTTGAATGTTCCACTGCTCGGCCCACCGCATCGAGATGCGCGTGTCCTTGTCGTTCTTCCGATACGAATTCGCCCCGGGCAGTTTCGCCGGCAAGTCCGCCATCACGAACGCGAACGCGCCTGGATGCGCGAGCAGCGTCTGCTTCGAGCTCTGCGCGGACATCGTGCCAGAGACGGCCGCCGTCGCGCCGACAAAGGTGATCTGCGCATTGTTCGCGGGCAGCGCGGTGACCGTTTGCAACGCCGAGCCTGGGCCGATGATGGGCGGCGCAATGGTGAACGACGGCGTGCCGCCACTCCCTGAAATCGCGGCCTGAACCGAGAACGCCTGCGGGTTGCCTGTGTCCACGAAGGAATCGGGATTGATCGCGTTCACGCCCGCGATGTAGAACGTGTCGCCCGCGTTGAGCGCGTAGGTGCCGCCGCCGTTGACGACCAGCGTCGATCCGGTCTGATTCGCCCCGCTGACCAACCACGTCGAGGCGGTGAACGTGCCCGTGGTGTGCGTCGGGACGTTCGGGTCCCAGGACCACTCGTCAATGCCGAGCGCCGGCCCTGAGAAATGGCCCGTGTTGAAGTATTTCGAAATCTTCTCGGTCGGATTGAAAATCGGCTGCGCCAGCTGCAGCAACTGGCTCTGCGTGCCCGGGTCCATCACCGTGAAGAGTTCTTCAGGGACAGCCACGTTGCGGAGCTTCGCGACGGCATCGGTGAACAGCTTCGTGGACGCGATCGGCTGCCCCGGAGCCCCGACTTGGAAGTAGACCTGCTTGTAGACTTCGGCGCCGGCAACCACATCCCACTTGTTCGCCATCTTGCGGCCGGCGACTTGGGTGTAGCGGCTCTGGACTTCTTCGACCAGCAACGCATCGTCAGCGGAGGACCAGCCCATGCCGACCTGGAACTGATGATTGATGGTGAGAGGGACGGTCTGATTGAAGATCGGCTGCTGCACGAGCGCCTGACCTTCGTTGACGACCCACTTCTGCTCGATGCGAACCTGCGTGGTATAGCCGATCTTGGCGCCGCCTGGTTTTGACTCCCACGTATTGTCCCAGGACCGATCGAAGCGGCCGATCAATTTCAGATTGTTTTTGAAACCAACCGCCGTATCGGTCGTCACCCAGGCCGGAGAAATGAACAGATTCATGCCGAGCCTCACAAGGCACGGCGGGCGTCGGTCGGGTCTAGCGTCGCTTCGTCGGTTGGTAGTAGTGCTCGTGCTCCGACAAACTCAGCTCGCGATCCGTAGGGACCCCGCTATGCGCTGGCTGAGCCGTCGTCCTCACGACCTTAGGAGGAGGGTGCGGCAGAACAATCGTTTTCGAGCTGGGGACCGAGGTCGTTCCGGCGGTCAACCCTGACCCGTTGGACGAGAGCCGTTGCGAGAGCAACGTGAGGAACTTGACCTGTCCAAGTTCCGGCATCTGCAGAAGCTCGTCCAACTCCTGCCGATGCGCGTGCAGATAATACAACACCTCAGGCCCATTGTCATCCCGCCGAATAAAAATATCGGGGATGGTGTCCTTCCGGATGGGTGTCGGGGCTTCTAAGGCCACTTCCTCGAAGTCGTCATGCTTCGCCCGCGAGGCATCCACCCGGCTGGCGAAGTCGCGATTCTCTTTGTCGGCCGCTTGCTTCTGCGTCTCTTGCTGCTGGGCGACGTAGCGATCGAATTCGTTCTGCCGCACTTCCTGTCGGGCGCTCCACTTCGCGGCTTCGGTCAGATAGCGCGTGAAGTCGCCGCCATATTTCGGATCGGTCTCGCTCGGCTCAGGATCAAACGGCGGCGCCGGCAAGACGAACCGCTCGCCCTGTTTCGGCTGCGCGGCCGCGGGCGCGTGCCCATTCCCGTTCCCTCCGACCGGGGTGATCGGAGTCCCAGCCACGGGGGCGGGCGGCGTCCGCAGCCGCGTCAGTTCCTCATCACGCTCGCGCAGTTGCCGCGTGAGTTCCTTGATGCGTGGGACATCATCGGCACCGGCTTGCTGTGATTTCGCGCGGCGTCGGCCCTGCTTGAATTGGCCGGTCTCTTTGTCGCGGGCTTGGTCGGCCGCTCGCGTCTCTCGCGCGGTCGCTTCGTCCGGCGTTTCATCGATCGGCGGTTGATCTTCAGCCACGACGATCGCGGGCTTCGATCCGCCAGGAAATTGCGCCTCATGCTCGCTCAGCGAGAGTTCTTCAGGGGGCGTTTGCTCGGTCTGTTGTTCCGTCGTCTGCGGCTGAATCTCTTCGTTCATAGATATTTCTCTCTCACGGACGCGATCGATAATTCTTCCGCGCGCTGCCAGAAGTGATCAAGGCGCTGCCCTGCGTCGGAGCGCCGACTATAGCGCCAGAGCAGTTCATTGGAGACGGGCGTGCGTTCCCACTTGGGACGCCAGCCGATCCGCACAGCACACACCGCCTCTTCGAACGACGGCTGATAGCGCACCGTGAGCGTCATCTCTCGCTGCATCATGCGGATATTAGCTTTCGTGCTCGACGCAATCTGGCGAGAGCCACACGACAGACCGTGCATTTACCAGCCAATCCCTCTGGCGATGAGCGGTCTTTGGTAAATGCAGTCTTCGGCTTAATCGCCCTACACGCGGAACATATTTTGTCCGTCCACGGGTTGCCTCCCCTTTCACGCACGCGCATTCTGACGTGCAACGCGCAGTGATAGGCCGTGTCTTGGCATATCACTAACGGGGCATCAGGCTTTTTGGACCCATCTGCATGATGCACTACTGCCCCAATTGGCAAGGGTCTACCGAGCGCATGCTCCGCTCTTTCCCGATGAATCGCCTTCAGTCCTCGATAGGCATACTTTTTATTGGTTCGCGCGAGATGCGTAGCTAAGGCAGCGTTCGCCTTCATCTCTGGGGTCTGTCGCTGCCTGAGTCGTTCTGCCAGCAGCGCGCGATATTCGGGCGAACGGTGATAAATGCCTTTAGGCATTTGGATTGGCCTGCGGCTGAGGCGGTTGAGATTGCATCACTTGCATTGACGCATCGTGCTGATTCTGTTGCTGCTGGGCTGCCTGTTCTTGCGCCGCCAAATCTTGATCGTGCCCAGCATCTGCGTGGGCCATCGCCGCCTCGTGCGCGCGATCCAAACTCGCCTGCTGCGTATCCTGCTGCTGGCTTCCAACTCTCGCTCGTTCATCGAGGAACAATGAGAGTCGATCGATCTTGGCACCGAGTTCCGCTACAGCGAGTTTTGTTTCTCGGTCCAGCGCCGCCCGCGCATCTTCATGCGTTTCTTGCAGAGTGGCTATTTGCATTTTACCCTGCATTTCTG